CCTGAAGTCGTAACAGGTGAACCACTAACACTAAATGCAGCGTTTGTTGGTGCTGGCATTGTTAACCCTACTGATGTAACTGAACCACCCGAAGCAGGTGTAGTAGCTATCCAGTCTCCTAATAGTGTATTGTAAGTTAGAACCTGCCCATTGGTAACACCTGCTACGTTTACATCAGCTAAATCGTCAAGATTGACAGGTATAGTTGGCTGATTGATTAAGTCGTTGTAATCACCTGTCGTAGCAACTGTGGCAAGTGATGGCTTGTTAAGTATCTGCGCAACACCACTCACAGCATTCCAATCCGAATTAACCTGTGCTGCAGGAATGGTTGGTTTGTTTAGTATTTGATAGTCACCACTCGTTGCGTTCCAGTCCACAGGTGTTTGTCGCAAACGATAACCAACAGCAACCAAAGTCCAGTACGTTGGGTTTGTTGGATTGATTGCATCATTATTGGCAATACATCTGTACACGCTTCCGTTATACCATACCCGGTCACCTATTTGGTATGGATTGCCTTGCGCTGTAGTGTGGTTTGCGTTCCATTCGGTACTTACATATTCTCCACTACCACCCCCACCACCTGCTGCATCAATGGTAACACTACCATCCCCATTGTCTGTGATGGTTACGTTCGTGCCTTCGACTAAGTCAAGGATATTTTGAACTGCGTTATCTACTCCATTGGTGCGAAGTGTCAAGCCGTAACCTGTTCCGCTTCCACCACTTGATGAACCGCCCACGCTCCATATTGCAGGGATGTCACAAGCTGACCAATCCCAAGGGACTTCAAGTGTTAGCGTGAAAGCAATCCCGGTTACTGTGTTTTTATATTCTTCAATGAATGGCTCAAACGTTGGAATGTTTACAAGCTGCACATCGAATCCGAATAACTCCAAACCATTGCGTACTTCAGCTATCAAGTCTTGCCCTAATCGAATGCAGTCGCTTATCACTTCACGCTGGTATTCTGCCTTGTATTCTTTGTCGCGTGGTATATCAGCAAACATCACAAGGAATCCAAACTGCATACCGCCCTGAATCGGTGTAATCGTATCAGGTGTTACGTGCATGAATGGGTATTGATCATCTTGCAACTGGTCCGCAAGGTCAATCTGCCCATGTGTGAAACGCTTAATCAAAAAGTGACCAGCAGCGAAAGCTTCCAGTCTATTGATAAGTACATTGTAGCTGTAATTGTAGCTATTCATTATCTATTGCGTTTTTTCATTTCCATTTTCTGCACATACACGTAATCTGCTAAATACGTTAAGTGCGTAAACACTTCATAACACCTTCGCTCTGTCACTGCATCAAACTTCGTTATATCCCTGTCGGCTAAGCTTTCAATAATATGAAACCAACCGTACACACCTAATCCGTCAGGGGTTGCTGTTCCTTCATCTCCTTCACTATCTCCGTTATCTCCTTTGCCAAATAAACGAGGGAATCGTTGTATAGTTCGATTTCTAAACTCGAAAAAAAAAGCAGCGTATTCAACACATGGTCTAAAGTCAATTCGCCAATGGCATCTTCATAAGTGCGTTTGTCATTGGTAGCGTATGGCTCAATATCGTAATACTTCCCAAACTTTGCTTTGATTGGTCTGTATAGAATGCTCATCATTTTGTGAGCAGCTTCGCCTATAATAACACCATCTTTGTAGATGTCACCGCACACGCTATCCAAATCCACGTATTCGCCAAAAGTCATTGAACTAAGGTCAGGCACAAAGCCAAGTTCGTACACACCCACACGCACCTTGCGTTCGAATTCACCACTGCTTAAGCGAATGGCTGCTTCGAACGTTTCAATGATTTCATCAATGACATGTACCTGAAGCAGGCGAATGCTTTCAGTGCTCTTGCCTGTAATCACACGCACCTGCTCAATCTTATCGACTGCATTTTGATAGTCGATGTATTGATTCAGCGTGATGCCTTTTGCGTTAGCTGCTATGCTAAAGTTTAATTTCATGCTCTGTTGTATTGTAGTTTTTGCGTTCTTTTTGTTACAAGTCGGAGTGCACGTTGATAACAACCTTATCTCCGTTCGCACCGGTTACTTCTTGCCGTTCTACGTAACCGCGTTTTTTACCTTTGGTTTTAAGTCTAAAAATGATTGCTGCTATTTCACCATCTTCGATAGCTTGCATCAGTTTGATTTCGGCTCGATCAGTGGCGCGTTCATCTTCAATAACCAAATCTTCAGTTAGTTCAAACTCTTTGATGTACTTATCGGCAGTGTGCCAATCACATTTCAATCTACGTGCTATTTCGGAGATGTAACCACCCGAACCTTCGATTGCCTTTTTTATCTCGGATTTTTGGAAATTGTAAGCCATATTTATATTAATGTTAGTTGACGTTTTCTTTTCTCAATGTACAAATTATTATGAAACATTGGTGCGCGATATATCTTGTTTATGAATTTTTCCGCTTCCTTATGTGTTTCTTTTTGGTTATACATCTCATTAAGATATTTGAACAGGAAAGGTATTTGATCAATCAAAAGTCGAGCTATCGATTCAGCTATCTCACCACCATATACCTTGAATTCTTTGCAACGTAAATTCAACTTATATATGTATTCAGGATCATATGTAGTATATCGTCTTGGTTTACGTGTTGTATAGCTGCGTTTGCCTTTTGATGCTAATGGTGTTTGCCATCCACCACCACCAGCTACCAAATTCATTACATATTCCAATTTCAAAAACGAATCATTCACATGTTCTTTTTCAGCAATTAATACTTCTTGCCTGGTTGCATAATCATGCAATATCTCTTTAGTGAAGTTTTCCCAACCATGTTTTGCAACCTTTCGTTTTAACAAAGTACCTGAACCTTTGTAGCCATCGTTAATGTTATCGGTACTATGCACACCAATATATATTGTGTTATCAATGTTGCAAGTAACCTTGTACAGATAGTTATGTTTCTTTTCTTTCATGTGATCACTTCTGTTCATACTGCGCAACACATACGGCAATGCGCTGCTGTGCATCGGGAAACTCACCTTGCACCTTTGCATCACTCATGCAACGTGCAATGAATTCGTTCTTTTCTTCTTTTGGTGTTGGGGTTGGTAGGGGCATGTTATTTTATTTTTCGATTTTACCTAATTGTCTTCTAAACTCAGTAATCAAATCGCGGATGCACGATGCACATCCCGATGGTGGTTGATGTTTACCTGTTACTTTGCTGAACCAATGGTATAAAAGCTTGAGGTCTTCATTCTCAATCTTGTTTGCTTTATAGATGCGCTGTATGAATTCATCCAGTGCGATGATTTCTTCATGCTTCCAGTCAAGCGCGAACCATTTGTGCGCTGGGCATGATGCAAAGCGGAACTTTGTTTTAACAGGCATCACACAACCGCAAAGCTTAATCTTCTCTTTGTAGTGGGTAACGCTGTTTTCTTCAGGATCTACGGTGTCACCAATTATCAGTGTTCCGCAAGATGAAGTTAGCGGTTTGAAGAACTTACATTTTTTGCAGGTGTTCAGCCTCTCTCGTTGAATGTGCAATGGCACGTTGAAGTTTAACATATTCTCTTATTCTTTTTAATGCTCGATGTATTGAAGTGCGAAGGTAGTTATATGGAATACCTGTTTCGCGGCTTAATTCTTTGTAATCGAAATCGGGTTTGCTGTATAGACGTAACAATATGCTATCGTATTCGTTTAAACGACCGATTGCGCTGTACAAGTATTCACCATCTATAAATGCGCCTATCCATGTTTCGTCTTGTTTGGTATCTGCCACTTCACGTTCGATGTGTAGTTCGTAGTATTTGCGGTATTTGACAGCATAATCACTACGGTTGCTGTGCCATGATAACCACAATGCACGATTTACATACTGCTCTACCTTCCCACCACACACGATATCCTTCACATCCTGCTCTGGTCTATCCATTAACCGGGCAAGTACCTCATGCAGTAGATCACTTGCCTTTGTTTTATCGTGCGTAAGCCCTGTAGCTTTGTTCAGCCACTCGTTATAGTGCTTCCCAATATGGATACTTACACAGTCGATTTGTTAAAAATAGTTAAAATGTGGTGTAACTTCTTGCACATTCCAAAAAAGGGTGTACATTTGTACACGTCAAAGATAAACAAAAACACACAACATGAGCTATTTCACTTTTGAACACGACTGCAGCAATGCACCACTCACACTTACTATCGAAGTTGAGTATTCAATCTACAACTTTTCAGGCAACTATTATGAGCCAGCCGAAACGTCGGTAAAAGACCACAAATTCAAATTGCTTTGCGGTGGTATGGATTTAACCGCATGCATATACCAAAGCAAAAACGACAAGTTGATTGGCGAATTAGAAGAAGCAATCATTGAAGCTATTTGGGAAAACGAAGACAATCAGTAAACAATTAAATCTCAATACACATGACAAACACAATCACAATCCCTGTTGTTGCAAACACAGTAGTTGGCACAACCGAAATCAAACTTCCTTTTTATTTCATCTCCGGTGATTATAGCAAAAGCTATTGTTGCATGAATGAAGACTATGTGCTCATTCACGTTTACAGCTTAGGTGATGGTCGCGTGATGCAGATTGAAACTAAGCAGTATGAAGATGCTTCTGAAGTAGCATTCCGTTTAGAACGTGAAAGCCGCGATAAGCATTACGAACCTATCGAAGAAGCTGTGTTTATGCATCACTTCAGCACTGTGCATCGTGAGATATTCTACCGAGCCAATCCACAATTAAAACCAATCGAATGAAAAAAGATAATCAACTTAATGGGTTGATTGCACGCACGCTGGGGAGC